GGAAGAGCAGCTTCGCTTCTGCCACATCCAACAGTGAATTCAATTTGTTGTAAGCATTCCGGAATTCCGCATTGCTCTTAGCGATCAGCTGATACCCCACAGTGATGGTTCTTGGCTTATATCGTTTTCTCCGATATCTGGATCCGTCCATGATCTCTGTAGATAGATCTGTTATTTCCGTCTCAATTAATTCCCGGCCGGACACATACAGTGTCCGATATCCGGGGATTACATTTTCAAAATAGACTCCGTTAAAATTGAGAGCTTCGGAGGGCAGTATCTGCTCTTCCTGTCTCTCTGTAGTGTCTACAAATTTATACATATCTGCCCTCCTTATCTCATGCCTTTCTTTCGAAGATCTCTTTTCTGCTGCTGTTCAATTTCTTCTTTGGTGTATTTCGCCGTTGCCTTTGCCACCTGCCGGCCATCTACTTCGACAGGGATGTAAATGGTATAAGTTTCATTTCTGGTGTATTCATAATCATCATTCAAATCATCGATACTTGTTCGAATATTCATGCCAATATCCGGTATTGTTGCCAACTCTGGTATTTGAACCAGCTGTGCTGCAGCTTTTCTTGCGAGTTTAACTTTTCCTAATATTGCATTAACCCATCCAATGCCAAAATAACTACCTAATTTTTCAGACACCCTTGACGGACTGTGAATCTGCGCCTTCGCCCTAATTGCCGCCTCTGCTGCAGCTGCCAACTGCGCTGCGACAGATCTTACACGTCCGACCTGACTCGCCATACCATTTGCAAGACCAGCGCCTATATACACACCACAGCTGTATGAACCGGATCCGGCTGATCGCATTGCCACTACCGTGGATGCAGACATGGATCTTGCTGTGGATACTGCCCGGTTCATTCCATTGCGGACTCCGTTATTGAAGTTGTTTCCAACAGCATTCCCGGAGCTCCTTGCTTTTCCTTCTGCGTTTGAAAATTGTCTTACCAATGTATTAACTGCCGACTTTGCTCTACTTCCCAACGCATCCAATCCGGAATTTACCACATTTACACTGGCTCGCATACTCGTGAGCGAGCTTTGGGCGCTTTTGGCATTACCGGCTATGGATTTCATGCTTGAATTGACAGACTTTAATGCTACCACCATTGCAAGGGTGCCAACTGCGCCACCTGCCATAGCTGCTCCAAACGCAACCACTACAACAGCCGATGCTCCCATTCCGGCCGCAAGACCTAATGATAAGGCGGTTAAGGCTGTCAGTGCTCCTGCCGTTGCTAAAGCTCCGGATGATACAGCAGGGAATGCAGCTCCCATCAATAGAAGTCCTGCCCCAGCTACCGTAAGACTGGCGCCAAGGGCCAGTGTTCCCGCTGCCAGAAGCAACACACCCGCTGCCGCTATCAGGACAGCTGCGCCAACTAATACAAGTCCTGCACCTACCACTACAAGTCCGGCACCAAGAACAATGCATCCTGCTCCGGCTACTGCAGCCCCAGCGCCAAATACGATCATGCCTGCTCCGAGGGTTGCGATGCAAGCCGCTCCCTGAATTCCATATTGCACAATGGTCGGAAGCACACCTGCTACTATGGCAAGCCCAACACTTGCCAGCAGTGCTCCGGTTGAAACCAGTAATATAGCTACGCCAAAGGCAACGAGACCTACTGCTCCGGCTGTCAATGCTGGTCCTAGTGCTGCTGCGCCAAGGGCAAGTCCGGCAATTGCCGCAACCATACAGCCTATAGCAAGCGGTCCCGCATTCGCCAGATTAACAGCCGCCAGTGATAATACAGCAATCCCCGCTGCCGCAATCAGGACAGCTGCACCAAAGGCAATGAATCCGGTTGCTCCGGCCGTCATAGCCGGCGCCACATTTTTGGCAACAACCATTAAGCCTGCCACCGCTCCTGTCATGCCGATCAGTACTCCTGCTGCCAGTGGTCCGGCTTGTGCGATTTGCACGGCCGAATATGCCAAAAGGGAAAATCCGGCCGCTATCAATGCTACTCCTGCGCCAATTGCTACAAATGCTTTTGCTGATTCTACGATAGTCCCTGACGATTCTTTGCTTGCAGTGCCTACCGCTTTTTCACCCGCTGCTACACCAAATAGCTTACCTGCCAGTGTCGCTATTCCTTTTCCTGTCATGCTTACAATTGCGCCCGCAAAAGTTTTGACACCAGGGGCAACTGCACTGACTATTTTAAAGCCTTTAAAAGCAACATATAATTTCGGTAACAATGTAATTGCTTTTGCTACTTCTTTATCATGATCTTTTAAAAAATCCGCAAATGTAGTTAATGCATCTGTCGCAGTCCCGAGAGAATCCGAAAAGTTTTCTACGCTTTCTTTTTTCCCAAATGCACCCGTAAGATTTTCCACTTCTCCAACGATTGATTTAGCTGCTTCTCCAAAGGCTTTTCCCACTTTCACCGCATCGTCTTTAAAGACGTCCCAGTATGGCGATATAATCTCGATTGCTTTCGGGATACCCGTAGACAGCTTGTCAAATCCAGCCTCCACCTTACCGGTCATCCCATTGATTGCATCAATCACTTTAGGCTTTGCGAATGTATCATAAAGCTTCATCATTCCGCTTACTGCAGATGCCTCCAAGTTACCCATAGCGCCTTCAAATGTTGTTACGGATGTGGCTGCTTCTTTTGCCATGTCGGTCATGCCAATGTTATTGATAGCCTGTCCGAGCATGTCTGCGGTAATTGCACCCTTTTCCATTGCTCCTTTGAAGTCGTTCCCTAATGTTGGATTCAGCTTAATCAGCTCTTTCCGTAAGCCTCCAGCAAGCTGCGGACTGGCATTAATGATCTGGTTCCAATCCTGAGCATGTAAAGCTCCTGCTGCCATTGCCTGTGAAAACGCAAGTGCTACCGAGGAATATTCCTTTGCACCTCCACCAAATACAGCAACTGCATTACCGACTGCTTCCGTCAACTTGTCTGCGTCTTTGATTCCATTTGCCAAAAGTGAGCCGAATGTACTCATAACATCCTGCAGGGAGAATACTGTTTTATCCGCATATGTTTTTAATGTACCTGTTGCTCCGGCTATTCTTTGTATTTCCGCTTCGGAATACCCGGAAAATCTCATAGCTGCCTGCAACTTATACATGGAATCCGATGTTTCTATCGTCTCTTTCGACAAATCACTGACTGAATTTGTCACCAGCGACATCGCCTTTCCACCGATTGCAGCCATTGCACCAAATCCAAGACCACCGGTGAGAGTGGTTTTCAGATTATTTGCATATCCCTGGCATGATTTCATAATGGATGAAAAGTTTTTGTCCTGCGCTGATAATATTGCTTTTACACTATACGACTCTGCCATCCTCTCACTCCTCTCTATCCAGCAGTTTGGTTATTCCAGCAAATCTGGATGGTTTCCTTCGATTCTTCATTTTTTTCAGTTCTTTATCGAAATCAAAGAACTGCCGGAATCTCTTGTAAACTGGTTTGGTCTTACCTTTACCGGCTTTCTTTTCTGCCTTTACCGCAAAATTCAAAAATGCCTGACGATGTTCATGTAAACTCTCGTCAAGCATCCGAAGCTCTAAAGCCTCCATCATAAGTTCATATTCTGCCAATGTCAGCTGATCCACCTGTTTAAATGACGTGAAGCCAAAATACCGGAAGCAATTCCTTGCTACGGTTGTATATAGGTCTTCCTCTTCTACTGCTCCTGAGTCTTCTTCTTCGCCATCTGTTCCTCGTACTCTTTCAAGATCTCTTTCACTGCTTTCTTGGTAGCATTTGTTTTCGATAAAAAATCTTTTGTTTTCTCCATGAGCTCATCGATGTCTACCTCTTCCGAATCAATGTAAGAATCTAACATTGCCTTTGTTACTCTTGGATTCTCTCCCTTATTTGCCAAATCTAACAGATCTACCAGCGCGTTCGGTTCCTGATCAACCACAACACTAGCGATCAGATACCTTGCTCCTATTTCTTTTGTGGTTCCCGGCATTCCCTGAACCGGAACTACGGTAAGCTTATTTGCTTCTCTTAAGAATCCCATTCCGAATTTAAACTGATATACTGTTCCATTGATTGTAAGTTCCATCATATTGTTTTATCTCCCTTCTGTGCGATGTCGCACATCAAAAAGAGGACGAATCTTCTCGTCCTCTTAAGCTCCTGTCTTCTGAGTGTCTGCAAATACATATGCTGCTACTTCCTGCTGTTCTGCAGTAACCGTTGCATAGCCATCTACGCCTTTTCCTTCCAGCCCAAATGTCAACGATAACTCAACATTATCCTCTGCATTGGATGTCTTATCAATTTCCGTAAGATATCCCTGGAAGTATTTTGCCTTAAATTTATCAGTCGAGCTCGCCTGCGGCTCTGCTAAGTTTACTTCCCAGATCTCCATCTTTTCGTCATCATCGAGTGCTGCTTCCAGCTCATCGATGAACTTATCTCCTTTTTTTAAAAGGCTTGATGCTGTGATTTCTCCTTCTGCTGCTCCCGGTGTACGTACTGTGCCGTCTTTTGTCACTGTCGAATCAGCGTCCTTCGACTTTGTACGTTCATTTTCTGTCGTAAATGCAAGTGCTGTTGCATCATGATCTTTCTCTGTACTCAGGATACGGTACAGATATACGATCTTTTTTCCTGCTACTGCTTCTGCAAATAACTGCAGTCCAAATAACTTTCCGTTCTTCACTATTGTCATCTCCTAACTAAATTTAAATGCCACTTCTAGGATTCCCATAAGAAGCGGCTGTTTCGTTGTATTATCCGGCAGGATTCTCTGTGTCGGTCTCTGCATATTCCAGGCATAGTGCGCTGTATGTTCGATAGACCTGCAGATGTTTTTGATATCTGCTAAGATACCGGATACCGTTCCTCTCTGCCGTATATTATCATGCCAGACTTTCAACGTCAGATTAGTCTCGCCGATAATCTCATTCTTTGTAGCCCGATCACTCTCGGAGCAATCCGCCAGGTAAACAAAAGGATACGGCGTGTCCTCCGGCGGTAAGACCGTGTCATACACACCAACTCCTGTATCCTCATATTTTTCTTTCAATGCCATCAAAACGGTGCTGAACAATTCCTGCTGTGGATCCATCTTATCACCTCACAAGTTCCTTCATATCCGCCTTGAATTTTTCCTTCTGTTCTTCAAATGCCGGACGTATATGTGGCTTCCCTTTCATGAATCTCGTTCCATATTCCTGATAACCTGCATATTCCGCTGTTGATTCAACCTCTGCAGTCATGCCGCCATCTGTAATTTCCAATCCGATGCTACGCTTTAATGTTCCACCCACATATCCAGGTATCCCTGTACTTTGTGGAGTTCCTACCGGTGCATTCTTCTGTGCTTTTTTCTGCAACTGCGCACCGTTTTTTTTCACAGTTGCTTTTACTTTCGATAAATCCATATTCTTAGTCAGTTTAGCCTCCAACTTTTCAAAGCCTATCAGCTTTACTCCCATCACATCACCTCCGATACAACATATACCTGCTTCGTCCGAAGCTTCCTGCTGAAATCTACACCATATGTTTTATTCCCTACGCGAATCCTGTCAAATGGCCGGTCGTAATGATTCTGCAGGTGAATGGTAAGGCTGCCTTCCTTAATTCCGGAATAGACAAGCATCATCGTATTCGTACCGGTATCCATGACTGAGGCAGACTTCATATCTTCCGATATCGCATCTTCTCCATAATTACCGGTAGCCGGATCATACTCTCCAGGGGTGAGTTTCTGGAAGTATATTGGTGTGTCATATCTCATAGGAATCTCACCTTACCTTTCTTTGATTCTTTCTGATCATCCAGATATGCCCGGATATCATCCATGTATCCCGCAAAATCATTTTCTGACCAAGAAAGGCTTTCTCCCTCAACACTGTGAGAGGAAAGTCCTTCCGAACCGATTCTGTTGAACCGTATGATTGACACATCCAGAATGATATAATTCATCTCTTCCGGAGGCTCTAACCCCCCAAGAAGGAAACGCAGCCTTTGTTTGGTAGCCTTTAAAATTAACAGCAATTTATTTTCTAATTCCTCGTCAATTTCTTCCGGCAGTCCCAACAAGGCTTTCAGATCTTCAATCATACGCTCCTCCTATTCTGCCGGCTCTTTATTTTTGGGTACTTTATTCTCAGGTTTCTTCTTCCCGGCTTTTGATGTTTTTTCTGCAATATCTGCACCGGCTGTATTGTCTGGATCTTCTTCTACCAGTTCGATCAGCGGAGTGTGCTGTTTGTTGTTATTGCCGGCCAGCTCCTCGATTCTTTCTTTGCTGACATCTACTCCTTCACGAGGGAAGATATCTCCCTCGTTATAGGAATGATCGTTATCATGGAGATCAATAAAATGCTTGGTTACCTTATACATACTTTTTACCTCCTATGCTCTCGGATTAACCGTTACAGTCACATCACCGGAACGAACAGCTTTGTAGTTCTGATCACACTCAACTAAGGTGATGTGATGACCTGCTGTTGAAGCAATCTCTGATTCACCGTCCCACTTAGACCAATTCTTAACATCCATACCGTAAGTTACTGAAGTTGCAGCTGCAGCATCTTTGTACTTCCAGCAGTTTCTCATTGACATCAGCTGCTCTTTCACTGTCAGCTTCGTGGTTCCTGCTTCTGATCCAGCCTCTGACGTTACATTTAACGTTCCTAATGTCTGTGTATCAGATTCTCCTACAGAGATGTAAGCAATCGCATCCAGATACTCACAGAACAGACGTAAGCCCATGATTGCGTAGTTATCGGAAATCATACGGCTGTATGTTCCTTCTGAGTGGAATCCGATAAATCCTGTCTCTGAATCTGTTGTGAATCCAAGTCCAGCTTTAGCAAACTCTGAATCTCCCGGATCAACATAATATGCAATCATATTGTTGAGCGGTGTTGCAATTACAACATTCTGCGGGATCTCAGAAGTAACAAATACCACATCCGCTCCAAGGAAATTTGTCAGATACTTAAAGCCGAATGCTGTCTGCAGTGTAATATCTGCTGCACCGAGATACTTGTACACATCCAGAGTATTTACCCAAACAGCTACTCCGGTTGCCGTTCTCTTCATCTTCTGGAACTTAGCCACAACCTTTCCGATTGCCATTGCAACAGCCATCTGCCAAGTTGTTTCGTGTCCTGTAAGAGATCCGGCTTTTAACTGTGCGTAGAATTTATCAGTCACTACATTCTGCAGATCGGACTTGAACTCATCATCCGTATCCTGTACTGCCGCCTCATAACCTTTTTCCGAAATGGCTTCAATCGATACGCCTTTACGATATTTTTCAATCTTGATCGTATCAAAAGGCTTTTCTTCTACTGTGTATCTGGACATCGGGATTTCTTCGCCTTCTCCAACATCCCCTGACTGCAGTTCACCTTTTACCGTTTTGGTCTTTAATACCGAATTGTTTTCCTTTCTGATCATTCTGGTAATTCCCAGAATATCTAACAGTGCCTTCAGGTTCTTACCAAAGGATGTGACAAAGTCAATCTCTCTGGCTTTTACCTCGATCTGCACTTCTCCTGTCAGGTTATTCGGTGCTGCAAATACCTGCAGACCTAATCTTCTAATATCATGCATGTTTCATACTTCCTTTCTTACTGAAATAATGTGATGTTCTCAGCAATCAGCTTCTGTCTTTCTGACGGATTCTTCACTGCTAAGATCTGATCCTTTGTCATCGATGGTTTATCTCCACCACTGCCTGCTTTTGGAGGTTTCCCTTTTAAAGCATCTTTCACTGCATTCTGTACCGCTTCCTTGTACATAGTTGCAAAAGCTTCCACTGCTGCCTTAGTTCCATCTGCATCTTCTGCTACAAGATTCATAACCAGCTCATCCGGAATAGTAATGTTCTCGCCTGCCAGCATCTTACGGGCTTCTTTCGCCATATCTGACCGGGCATTCTGACGTTTCATCTCTTCCAGTGCATCCTCCGCTTTCTTCGCCCTGTAGTTTGCTTTTTCCTCATTGGTCATCTGTGCGAGCTTTTCCGCTTCCGATACCTTATCGTCCGTCAGTGTCTTCCATTTGGTCTGTGCATTTGTCACAGCCGTATTGACTGCCTTCTGGACACGCCGATCGAACTCTGACTGATTTCCTTCCAGTGCCAAAAACTCATCAAATGACATTGTTGTGTTGCTGTTATTTCCAGGATCTCCTCCAGTTCCAGCACCGTCTCCTTCTCCGGATCCACCGCCGTCTCCTCTAGGCTCTGTAAATAACTGCAGGTTACTCATTGGAATTCTCCAGTGATTATTCATGTGTTTCATCTTATCTATCCTTTCCGCCCCGCCCCATTCATTTAAGCCCAGGTCGTTGCATCTTGAATGTGTAGTTTAACGACATCCCGGTCACATTAAGTTACATGATCCGGACATACTCCGGAAACTCCTCGGCAATCATACAGATGCCAATGAAAAAGGAATCCACCAGAGTTTTCGACTTCTCTGATAGATCCCCATACTTTATATCCACCCTCCCGGGAGATATCTCATATTCAATTTTATCGTCTGTCAGATCCTTTATGGACTTGATCAGTGTCAGTGCAAGTGCTGTTACACCGGCACAGACGATATCTGATCCGGAAACAGCATAATTTGCATGTCCGGATATCTTTATTTCATCCTTGCGGACAGTTACTTCAATCAAGACATCCCACCTCCTGAAATGTGGCAAAGATTTTCGATGATTGAATTGCTAACCAATCCACCATTTCTTCATTTTGCGCCCAAGCGGATATCATATTCGAGTTTGCAGATAAGCCGCTCTCTTCCAAATATGCATGTATAATTTCATGTCTCAGCACACGGTTCATATGTCGTTTTCTTCCTTCATCCGTAAAATCTTTATCCTTGTTTTTTAAAATATAAATTTCTCTATTACATCGATTAAACAAACCATCTGCATATTCTCCCACGCCTTTCAATCGCTCCGGATACTCGTCTACAAAACGAATATCGTAACATGTCCCCATAATACTAACATTCATATCTTGCAATCCTGTCACCTCCTTGTGCTAAAATGAGTATAAAAATACCACCAATCATTATGATCAGTGGCTTTTCTAAATAAACGGTATCATATCTTTTACATCTTTCAATGTTTTCTTGGCTTTCTCAATCAATGAATTTTCAAATAAATACTCTATTCCCTTTGGAGTGATAATAGCTTCTTGCAAATCACCAAAAATTACTCCGTCTTTTGTGGAATTAACTCTAATCCCTTTAATATACTCTTCGTTAATCAAGCTTAAAAGAATGTATATCCAATAATTTTCTGGAATATTGTACGTCGATGCAACTAAATACTCAGCTTCTGGTTTTTCGCCCTTTTTCAGGCAATCGTAAAGGTACTTTAAAACTCGGTATACAATCACAAAATAATCATTTTGAGCCATTTATTTCACTTCCTTACTCTTGAAGTAATTTACACTTATTCTACAAACTCTGGCAATTCTTTTTTCAGCTTTAATGATTTTTTAATATCTCTCACATATGCTTTATATGAGCCTTCTCCGTATTCCAGCTCCATATATCCATCAGGAGTACGGTCAAACATTTTGTAGTAATCGTCATATAGCTTTTCCAGCTCTTGTGTCATTTTTCCATACCACATTACTTCATATCCATTCTACTCATTTTAACTAGTGACACTTATTTCTGATATAAATATCCGTTTTCATACAGATAATCATTTTCTTCTACAGTTAAAACCGAGAATGGATTTACCCAAGTATCGTCTTCTTCTATCGGTCCATCATATTTATACTCTGATGGAATGAATCCCAGTTTTTTGCATATTCTTTCATATTCTTTATCAACTGCCATATCAAAGCACCTCCAAAGATATTCCAGCATCGCTACTTTTGAATTGGTTCAATTCCTGGCAGGCAGCCGTGATTCACTATATAATTCATTTCTTCATTAGTCAGTACTTTAAAAGGGCTTTCCCATGAATCATCCTCTGTATCAAACTCCGGAATTGCAATATCTTTAGGTTCACAACCCAATTTATCGCATATTCTTTTATACACTTCATCCATGCTACCACACCTCCATATACACTCCTGCTTGCTCCAACCATGTTCTTACTTCTTTATCATACCCTTGCGTTTCCATCCGGTCAAGGGCAAATCCAGCATTCACAGAATTGAATTTATTCTTATCTACCCAATATTTGTACACCTTACCGTCATGACAAGCTACCAGTCCAAAATAGTACCCTCGATTCACACAAGTCATCAAATCCGCAAGACTCGGAACACTGCTGCCTGGATGGTTATGTATTGCGATAATCGTTTCTGGCTCCGATTCTTCCAGCAACTGCTTCATTTGTTTATTCATATTTGCCTTGCTCTCTACATCATAGTCTTTGTTCACTGCATATTTCCCATTGACTACATTGATAAATGCCAAATCCTCAAACTTTGTACCAGATCTATGACTTAGCATATCCTTGGAAATGTTCCATGCTCTACGATTCACCTTTGAATTGCCGGATACCTGATTGAATTTCTTTCGGTACTCCGAAGACGTAAGAAGTGATTTCTTCACAACTGTATCAGCATATTTATATTTCTTTTTACTTTCTTCGCTTTCCCTTGAAGCCTTCCAATCTTCGAAATTCAATCCATGTTCCTGATAGCTGTTTATCCACTCCTCATAAGCCTCATTATCCATATATGCCGCTGTGCTGCAATGACAGTTCGGATGCATTGGTGGAGCATTCTCTCCCGGCATCATATCATCTACCTTGAAATGCTTATCGTCCAGCCCTTTGCAAATCGGGCATACATCGCCTTTTGTGCATGCAACATACACATACTCATCAAAGCCGTTACGGATAAAAGACTGCTTCTGAGCCTCTGTCTGCACTCTTGCAAGCTCTGTCGTCATGAGCCTCTGCGCATTATAAGCACTGACACCGAATCTCTTCTCTAGATGCTTTGCAAGTTTCTTCGGATTCTGTCCTCTGATCAGTCCTGATGCAAGCAATCCTTCCAGCTCTGCTTTGAGCATTCCCTGATACATCCAAATACGATCCGAATATGTCGCATTCTTAAATGATGCATTCACGATTGCATGAGCGTATTTCTCATTCTTGAGAACGGACTTACCAAGAATACCGGCTTGTCTCTGGAACTCTTTCAGTGTTCTGTCAGTCAGCTTCTTATCGAAATACTTCTGCATCTCATCAAACCCTGATACCATCTCAAGACCGATATTCGCCTTCAGGAGTTCTAACCGGTTCACCTTCATGGTCAGATTATAGATCCGCATCTCTTCATTCGCCCGATCGGAAAGATCCTTTGTTTCAACATACTTCTTTGCCTTCCGTTCATATGCTGCAATATCCAGCTTGCTTACTCTCTTCTTTGCCTCAGCCATTGTGATGCCTTCTTTAGCAGCATATTTAGTATAGAATCCGTTGATCTCTTTATTGATCTCGTCCATCATATTGGCATAGATCTCTTTAATCTTACGATTATACTCAGCTTCTTCCTGAATATTATGTTTCTTTGCTTCCGTTTCCCGGTTCTTCCAGTACTCCTGGCTTGCCATCACCCGCACCTCCGAACATTTGTGTCATAACAGGATCTGTCTTGGCTTTTTCCTGTTCGCTCTCGATTTTTTCCATCTCATTCTGCACATTATCCACTACAGACAGTACACCAAGCTGTGTCTCTTGTGATACGATTCCATCCAAGTTGCCGGCGATCTGACTCTCCTCCAGTACATTCGATGGAATATTCGGTGTGAAATGGTAATGCAGTTTTACCCAGTCATCTTCTTTCATTCCAGATACCGGATTCGAAAAGATCAGCTTGTACCGCCGGTTCATTCCGGATGTAAACTTTCGTTCTTTTGTCTTGGCCAAATTGCTCATTCCCTGCAGCTTGTACTTCATAGCAATGCCAGAGCTTGTACCGAAATTCTCATCTGAGATATTCGCAACCATACTGATCTGGAATATCAATTTCTCCAAGCGATCAATCAAGTTCTCCTGTGTGGTATCTCCGTTTGGTTTCTGCAGAAAATCAACTATAACAGTATCGGCGTCTCCTTCCAGATTAATAATCCTTTTATCGCGGATATGTTCTAAATCTTCATCTTCCAACTTACTTCCAAGTACTTTCATGTAGGCATCCGCAAAATAATCTACATCATTTGCTTTCTCGCTGATCGCTTTGTTATAAGCGTCAATCATCGAGATTGCCGGTTCGAAGATACATGTGCGCTCCTTGTTCTCCACATACTCTGTAGCCGGCACTCCGTCAAATCCATGTATCTTTTCTTCTTCCTCCCAGACAAGCTTTCCCTTCTGGGTAAACCACCGTACCTTGGTGTCATCTGATACACTGCCATGCAGTACATCATTCGAATCTATGTACAGTCTAACGAAATACCGTTCCCTGCACAGCACCGAATCATCGTAGATCATAAAAGCATCAAACGGTGTCAGATATGTAATCCCGATATTTCCCAGTTCATCCACGTAATACATCTCGTATCCTTTTCCGTAAATGCAACAGATCTTCGACAGCTCCGCATTGTTATCGTCCTGATCATTGTACTGATCCAGGAGCTCCACATATTTTTTGATGTTGCCTGCAGCATCATCATCCACAGATATCTTAATTGGATTCCCGATAAAATATCCGTTAAATGTATCCACCATATATTTTGCAAAGTTCACAGCAATACGATTGTCTGGTTTATAATCCGGCTTCGGCTTCTGGTGAAAAATCTGGTAGTCTGTTTCATACGCATCTTTCAGATGTTTAAACCGAAAGGCGCACTCTGCATTATGTTTTGCTATGAATTCATTTAGTTTGTTATCTGTCAGTTCTTCTTCTGACGGTAATCGAAATAACACTTTACAGTCCTCCTTTCAGGTTTCTATTTAAACGAGGTTTATCCCCAAAGATTGTATAGACGAAGTATCTTACTGCGTCCATTGCATGGTCATATTGTTTTATCGGCTTATCTTCCCCTCGTTCAGCGGCTTTTGCATCCCAAATGTAAGATGCAAACTCTTTGATCGTGTTTTGACAAACATTGGAAAAGATAATTTTAATCAAATTCAGCTTTGTGGACACCAGTCTGATACCATCTTCTACATCGTTCTTTGCTTTTATTACTCTAAATCCTCTTTTTCTCAGCTCGGCAATAAATGAAGCTGCTGCCGGATCGACGATAACAGCTTTGATCTCTGTTCCATCTAGCCAGCTTTCCAAATCGTTTGCATATTCTGCATCTGTCTTTTGCCTTCCTTTGTCCCGGCCGGAGTAATAGTATTCTCTAGTGCAGTACCAGACGCCATCTGTTCCTTTATTCCACAGTAGGAAAACTGTGGCATTCTGCGTTCCATAATCGCTGCTAACGTATCTATTGCTATTTATCAGCTTTGTTTGGAATGTATTCGGATCTTCCACATGCTTTTCATTATCGAACATGTCATAAATAACACCTTCTGCCATCGCCCACAAGCCGAGAATGTAACGTTTGTAGAATACCCCTCTGTATGTATTCCGGTATCTTTCTTTGATCTCATCGCTGAGGCTCAGGTTATCATCCATAACAAAATGTACGTATAGGATATTCTTGACCGGTTCACCTTTCGCCCTTAACTCTGCTGCCCGTTCTTTTCCAATGTATCCAACGGCTCGGTCTATCCAATTGACCTTAAACCAATGGTAAGGTCCGGAAGGGTTGCAGTTAAACCAGAATTTCGATCCATCTACCGAACATCGGCCAGTAGCCTGATTCACAAAACTTTCCGGCATAAGCGCCACTTCATCAAAGAAGACTCCTGCCAGTGTGATTCCCTGTATCAGGTCCTGGGAGCTTTCGTCCCTTCCACCGAATATGTAGAAGTTATTGGTCGTTTTTCCTCTTGTGATCACTATCAGGTTGTCGGCTCTGTGGTCTACCACACCGTAGCCTCTTGCCTTTAGCATGAGTTTTAGCCAAAACAGTACATTCCTTCGAAATGATCCGATGGTTTTCCCGCACATGGCGAAATTCTGTCCGTTGAACGTTTCCATCGCCCACATCACGTAGGATAGCGACATACATACTGTCTTTCCCGATCGAATAGCTCCATCTGCTATAATCCCATCGTAATCTTTTACGGGCGACGTCGCACACCACCATGTCAGCACCTGTTTCTGCTTTTTTGAGAACGGTTTGAACTTGAATATTTGGTTATATACTGTCTGCAGACGGCTTTTCTTCATATCTTGGATCTTTTTCTTCAGATTTGTGATCTTTCATACATCCTGATCACCCCAAACTTCTGAAGCTGTAGCGTTCATGGCATCCATGAATCCGTCGTCCGCTGTTTCATGCGATCCTCCATCCTGTTTCATGATCTGGAGTTCTAACTGCATCGTAGCAAGTTCTAGCTTGGCATCATCGTAGCCAAACTTATGGATAGCTTCGATTGCCTTCTGTTTCTTGGCCTGTACCCTCGTGAGTGCATCTTCTATCTGCTGGATTTGGCCAAGTATTCCGGCATATTCTTTTAGTTCTGTACAGTCTCCTTTTTCCAGTCCATCGGTATATTTTACTACTGTCATTCCCGGTGGCGACTTCTCATCCTCGTTTTGCTGTGTTTCAGCATTTTTCAATGCTTCTATTCGGTGCAACATGCGGTATTCGCGAACCGTAAGTAGCTGTATTTCTTGTAAAAGCAGTTGCTCTTTGTCGAGTCCAATCGTCTCGACCAGCTGCAGTTCTTCCGGATTCAGGGTATCAAAAAAGAGAGTTTCGAACTCTCCTGTCTTAACTGCATTCTTGTTTCCCAGCGGTCCTGTCCCGCCATGTCCTTTGGCATTTTTGTTTCCCGGCTGACCGCCTCTTTTTTTCGCAACGTTGCGTTTTTTCTTTTGCAACGTTGCATTATCCCAGCACTGTCTGTTCTTCCAGCTCCGGACTGTCCCAACCGGAACATCCAGTTTCTTAGCAATCTCAACCATTGCCATACCGTCATTGAATAGCTTCTCAATTAATTTCAGCCCTTTGTCATATAATTCTTTTGCTTCAACAGCCCTCTGATCAGGTGCTCTTGCCACGCCTCACCACCCCTCATTCATTTCGTTTTTGATTTTTATCTTTCAACAATCTCGTTTTATCTTTTATTTTCACGTAAAAAGGTGGCAGCATCATCTGCTGCCACCTTCAGGGTGAATATGTCCTTTTCAATTTTCGGACAATATCATAATAACACACTTTTATGTGCCGTGAGTGGTGATGTTTTGTGTGTTTTATATTTTTTTTGACATCAACCAGTAAAATTTCCTCCTTGCTCTGTAATATTTCTGATTCCCGCACGGGAGCCCTTTGGCATCCCGAAGGTATATGTAAGTCGCATAATCTGTGGTAACCCCTTCTAATAACCACTGATAGATATCTGCATCCGCCTCTATTGCTGTCTGCTCGATTCGCTTACATTTTTCCTGCAGCTCTGCACGTTTGATAGCCAGGCGTTCTGTTGCTGACGCCTGGCTTGGACTCCCCTTTCCTTCTTGGCCATATTGTATTGCTTTCACAGTATCTGTCATATTTTCAAGTTCTTCCCGCCATTCCGGATATTGTAAGCAATGATGTATGACCTCCAGATACCTGTGTTTGCTGATTCCATATTTATCTTTATTGATCGGTCTTCTCTTCAACTCTATACTTCCTCCCCGTCCGCCTGTCCTTGATTGTTATGATATCAAATCCAAACAAACTTGCTATGTCTTGCAGATCGGTCAGTGCCCTGCGCATATGGTAGGGCATCTGGTTGTGTCTGCGCAACGCCCTTTCTGCTGTCGGATCCTGATAACCTTCATGATTCATGGTTCTCCTTTCTGTGCGATATCGCACACATGTTTTTTACCACAGCGCTTTCTTGCGCTTCCTCCCCTTTACAAATACTGTGCATTCTTCCGGCTTACAGCCTCTGCTGTGTCCTGCAACTGCGATATAGTTACAGCGTCCCATTCCGGTTCTCCCTGACCTGTAGACGCATTTCTTACACAGGTGTCTGTCTTTATTCGGAGACTCCTTAACTTCTTTTGCCACGGCCTCTCCTTTCTCCTCCGGCCGATGCCGGAGGGAATTCTATGTTGACTGGTTATTCGTGATACAATGCCAGTTGGTGCTATTCTTTATATTTTTCTTCTATCTTCCGGAGCTGCTCTACGTGCCACAGTACCCTCTTCTTATCCCACCACTTTTCTATCTCCTTTGCTGTGTGCAGGACACATGGAAAAATCACAGGATGCAGGAATGCTGTTAGCCATATCCCGATGATCATGTTTCGTGTCATCTGCCTGCTCCTTTCATGAATTGGTTGTACATCCGTTTCTTCCAGCCTGTTTCTGGTGGTGCTGGTCCACGGTTATGTTCGGCCAGGGTTCTTATCAAATCTTCAAATTCTGCTGCCGCCTGTTCCGAAAGTTCTTCCTTCAGGTTGACATTGCTCATCCAGCTGAATCCGTATTTTTTAAGAATGTCTTTCCTCGTCATTTCCTAACCACTTCCTCCTTCTCCAGTCTTTGTATCTGCGGATTTGATATTCTAACCATGATATTTCCTTAAATGATTCTTCGGATTCTTTAAAATATCTGTTTATTTTCACTTTCTTCCCATCCGGTTTTTCTATGTAAATTATTGCTTTTGTATCATAATCTCCATTTTTAGGATCTGTGAGTAACTCATCACAAACTATTTTGTCCGGTTTATCCGCCGATGCGTATGGCATCGTGATCGGATACATCGCATCATATATACTTCCGATAAATCCATTGTGGTATCCATAATTAGGATGATTGCGATTAACACAGTAACACCTATTAATGTCTGAATACTTTATTTCTCCGTTCGGAGTTACTGTTTTAAACAAGCTACTCATTCTCGAACACTGATAATGTTTTCCTTTCTCATCTGTCCATGATCTTTTCCACATTTCCTCTGTATCTTCTATCGGAGTCAGTGGCTTTCCATCGATCAGTCTATTCAAAATCTGTTTTGTGAATCCGATACTCATACCACTGTGACCATCTTCGCATAAGCTCTCAAATGCCTTTAATGCACTTTCGTAGCAAGCGCATCCATAATCAAATTCGCCTTCTTTTCTATCCGGATTTTCTCTTTTGCATGCGATTTCAACTTCATTTTTTGCCCATTCTTGTAAACTCATTCTTTATCTCTCCGTTTCTTTTGTAAGTACTTCATGCCAATCTTTTGGGTGTTTCTGTATCATGATTTCTTTCTCCTGTCCTCCGTTTCCCATTTACACATATCCCACCATTCGCAGAATAAGCAGCATCCCAGGCACCGGTTTGTCAGTACCATTATGGACCAGTGTTTTAATTTTTCTTTTATCTCCATGTCATTCACCTCTTCTTATGCATCTCTGTTCCTCTCCTCTTATGTGTGCAAAAACGTATCAAAATCCAATTCATGTTCTCTAATTCTTTCTTTTTCGAACGGATAGCTTCCGTTCATCATTGCTTTTACATCTTGCAATTCCGCTATTAACGCATCTATGCTTTCTGTTCTTGTAAATGTCATGATAACTTCTGCCTGATCTGTATTCCAACCATCCTCAACTGGAACTCTTTCACCTATTTCATGTGGTTTTTGCGTGATACAACACAATGCTCCTATGTCACTGCTTAATGCTCCCGTCATTCTGATGTCGCCTGTTCCAAATTCCATCTTTGCTTTTCCTTTTATCATTTTTTCAAACCCCATTCCGATTTATAATCTCAATCGCTCTATCTAATGTGTCTCCAACGTTTTTGTAGATAGCATCTAGTCTCTCATCTCCTGTATTGGCTATTGTTAAGTAATATGCCAGTTTCAGGTCTTTCAGCTCTTCTGCGGCTTTTTCAGTATCGCGTACTGTAGGCTGGCGATCTATCAATTCGTGTACAGCGTTCACCATACTTGGTGGATAATCACCCAGCACAGTCATTCCAGCAATCTGCACTTTGAATTCGTCTGCGTCAATCAATCTCATTCTTGCCACACCTTTCATCATCAAATATGTTCTTAATCACTTCAAACCTGTAAAACTTTGTATCGCCTTCCCTTAATATTCTTGGGCATTTGCAACGTCCCTCTTCCATAGCTCCCAATGGATATCGGACGCAGTGCCAGCCTGTAACTTCTTCAATGACGGGGCAAAAGAGCGGGCGTGTAACAAGATTGAATTTTCCGAATACAACTTCCATCAGTTCTCCTGGATTTCCATCGCACATGAGAATGTCGTGTTCCCATATTTTCTTGCCTTTCCAGTCTTCTATACCCGTCCAGATACATACCGTAATTGGATCCACCTCATGTATCTCAAGGCCATCTGGTGACTGACTTGCAATGTATGATCCAACCGGTATAATATCTTTTCTCCAACTTTCTTCGTAGTGACGGGTTTTATCCGGCATGTTGAAATAGAATCCTTCTACCCACATGTCTTTATCTTTACACTTTGCTTTGAATAGAATATCTGTAACTATCATTCCTCTTTTTCAACTCCTTGTATAAAATTCCTTTCATAGCGTGCCATCCTTAGGTTTAGTTCAAATGTAGGGCTGTGTCGCAGTCCTAAAAGCACCATGATCTTGTATACCCTTCCGTCTAAGCATCTTTTATACCAATCTTTCCAGACATTGAATCGTAATTTCAAAATATCAGCTCCTTTCCAGATAATTTCTTCCGATTAGTGCTTCGAACTCTTCCCTTGTGTGGGTTTCTTCGTACTTCCTCTGGAAGATCCGGCATAACAGCTCTCTGGTCTCTCTGCAGTTATGTACGGCTCTTGGTCCGTCTTTGTGGTGTTCTCTGCATAAGTAGACTTTGAAGCCATTCTCTTCGCTTACCTGTCTTAGACCTCCACCGTAGAACACATGATGTTCTTCCGTGTACTGCTGCCGGCGGATGCCTTCCATTCTGCATAGAAAGCATTCGCCTTTCGCTGTGTCCACGATCGGAGCTGGATGGTGTTTTCTTTTTTTCTTCCGGGTTGGTTTCGGGAACATCAATTCACACATTCGATCTCTTTCCCTTCTCTGTCAACCTCGGTTTCGAAGAATTCTTTCCAGAATGATTCCTTCGTCAATACCCCGAAGCTTACTCCCGGCATATTGCGGATTGCCTTTTCCATGGCTTTTCCCATGTATTCTGCTGCCGTATCGGCATCGACAGAGGATATATATAATCTTCTTGTTGCATATGCCGGCTTTACTTCTTCCGGTTGTTCCGGAGTATTCATATCCGGCGGACAGTATTCAGGGAAATCTTTGACTAATTCTGTCTGTCCCGGAATCTGAGTTTCATCAGTATCTCCATGGCAAATCTCCGTTTTTACTTCCGCAGTTTCTTCTTCTGCAGATACTGCAGCGGAGTTAGGTGCTTCAGTTGTTTCTTTTGCCTCTTTTTGCGTCTGCGTAGTTCCTTTTCCCGAGCTCTTCTCTGCTGTCGGTTCATTTTCAGTGTGTTCGGCTTCTCTGCTTTTTTCTCCATCACAAACGTTGCTCTCTGTGTCTGATGGTTCAGTTTCTTCTTTTGTTGTCTCAGATGCTCCTTCAGCTCTGGTTTCTCCTGGCACCGATCTATCAGTTCCGGCTTCATCTTTCGGAGCACTTTCTCGATTTCCTGTATCGTTTGCATCATTTTTCCCTTCTGGATAATGTTTTTCTTTGTAATACGACTCTCCGTATACATTTTTATACGCTTCATTGATTGGTGTATCTATCCCGGCCGGATAGAACAGTGTCTCGAAGGCTCTTCCAAAATCTATGTATGTGTATTCCTGCTGTTCCCCTTGGTTCCGGTATGGCATTACCTTGATCTTGTCTACTGTCAGCATGACGTTGGCGCGCTCCAGCCGGATCATTTTGAACTTTGTCGGGTTGATGATTAGCAGGATACTGACTGTTATGTCCTTTTCCGGTTCATCTTTTCTGAGCCAATCTGTCATTTTCTGGAATGCATCTCTGTTTTCTTTGGAGAAATACTGTTTTATTAATTCCATCAGCCAGTTTGTTTCGGCCGGATCCGGCTGTGCGATGTCGCACAGCTCCATCTGATCCGAATAGTTGTGTTCAGTTTCCCGGATGATTCCTTTTGCATCTCGAATATCTCTGACCGTTGCATCCACCGGGATTGCTTCCTGTACATCTTCCGGAAGTCCCAGCATTTCTGTGAGTTTACTGCTGCCATATCCGGACCATTTCAGATCGATCTCCGGAGAATATCCGTCTTTGCTATATTTCTGGTTGATCTCCATGAATCTACTGGCCGTTGATCTGCCGATTCCGAATGTGTCCTTGGCATATTCGTAGATTGTTTTATAGCCTTTCTGCTTGTAGAGCATGGTTTCATCCGTTTTTCTCAGGTAATAACCGACACTTACAAATCCTTCTGCAATATCATTCAGCTGGTTTTTGATGATGTCTGTCATGTCATCAATATTGTCGATCACTGTCTTTACTTCAAAATCCATTTAGCTCGCCTTCCTTTCTGCTTTTCTTATGTTTTTCTTGAATACCTTCATGAATTCTTCTACGTCTTCTGATGGAGCTACGTTATACTTTCCACGGACCTGTATTACTTCATCGTCCCTTACTTCTACGGTGTAGTAGCTTTTGTCTTGTTCTTCTTTTTTTCTGATGAACAGAATACAAGTTTCTCCAGCTACCATCCGGTCCATGTAGGTTGCTACACAGTGGTGCTGTGCATTTCCTTCTTCTCTTATTTCGTGCACATACTCAGGAAGCCTGATCAACAGATCTTCTGTCTCCATTTCGTACCGGTTCCAATCATGTTCTTTTATGGTGGTTCTAAGGCTTTCATCTTTTTCATCATCTTTTTGCTTTTCCAGCTGTTCTTCTTTCTCTTTCTGTTCTTTTATCAATTGGTCATGCCGTTCGCTCAGATTCTTCGGATATAATACCCATTCATCTTTCATGTTGTAACCGAGACCTGCTGCCATCTGCAGATAATCATGGTAGTCATAACATTGGTATTCTTTTAAGACACCTTCTTTACCCGTCTGTATTATTCTTATGTATTTGATCATCTTGTATGGAGTCGTATATTTCATGTATACAGCAAAATTTCTTTGAATTCTTGACATTTCCTGTATCTGTTCCCATGTCATTCTTACTCCAGCTTCCCGACACCAATAAACCGTTCTGTATTCATTCCATGATGGATCTTTACCTTTGATCTGGTTATAGTATTCTCCATTTAACCGGAGCACCTTCTTGACTCTTTTTTCTTTCAAATTAATCGGTGCAAGTTCCCTGTAGTCCATGCAGTCTTGTGCTAGTCTTAAGAATCCTGCCTTGATCAATTTTTCCAATCCGACAAATCTCCTTGCAGTATCGATAAAGTTCTGTTGATAGAACTCTATGCCTGTACAAGCAAATTCCTGCAGACCTGAATACTCCAACTCAGTTCCTTTTAATATCCTTTTCAGGTTTCTCGGATACAATGCTGATTTTTCCTCTTCTTTATAGCCGCTCCAATAACCACCCTGGTAGCCGTTACACCATCGGATTATATTTGTCTGTTTATATCGGTGGTATGAATATGTTGATTGTTTCTGCCAGTGTTTATCATATGTGATGCGGATCTGTTCCCATATGCTAACGTCCTTTCTCTTTCCTTTTTTTATGTCCTGCCACAGGCAGAAATGACGTAGTACATACCCATCTGGTGTTTTCTGTATAAGTGATGCGTATGCGCGTTCCTGGAATCTCGGGCATTTTTTATATGTTTTATATTGCACTTTCCGCTTACATCCCGGACAAATCCCTGTTTCTCCATATTTGGGTGGTTCTTTTAATTCATGGTATTTCCCACAGCTGGTGCATAATCCTATTTTTCTTCCGGATTCGTAATACATATATTGTGGTAGCGCATCTGTCTCTACCCATTTAGCAAAACTTTTCGGGATTTCCGGAACCAGCGACATCGCTGCGTCTATGATTTCTGTTTCTCCTCTATTCTTTTCGTACTGCTGCCACTCCAGTACTGCTGAAGGTATGTCCTGATGTTTGCTTTTCGTGAATTTCACTATCAGTTGCCTGTCCCGTTCTTTATACCAATACGTCCCATGTGCAGCGCGTTCTGCTCTTGTTTGATATTCAGAATCATATAAATGTTCTATTGACGCCGTTCTCCATTTTTGCTTATATGCATCCCATGTATTGTATTTTCCATCATGCAAGAATATCCGAAATATCGGTTCATCGTCACCAGCCTGTATCCTCCCCCACTCAAACACCGCTATTTCCAAGACATTCCCCGTCTTCCTCGCCCGAAAATATTTCTGATACTTTGGTCCTACGATATCTGTCATTCTCCATCTTTCATATTTTTGGGTTTCTCCTGCTGCCCGGCGCATTTCTTCTGTTACTTTCATAAGTGGAAGCGCCAACAGGTCTTTCTTTCGCATCACTTTACGCCTCCTTGAAGTAATCTTTCGCCCAGTTGAATACCACCATGTCTGCTACATAATGTTTTCCTGTATCTTTCTGGATCTTCTTGCAGTTGTCTTCGATTTTCTTCATGCATTCCTGTACAGATTTTGTGCGATGTCGCACACGCACCGCAAAATCTTCATTCGTGCATTCCGCTTTCAGGAAGTCAATGATCGGCTCGACCGGGATCTGGTTGTTTTTGTACTCTGCTGCCTCTATATCCAGTTTTCCCATAGCTGCAGTCATTGGATCTGTAAACTCTTCTCCGGTTTCTATGTACGTATCGGCAAAAAACTCCGGAATCCCATTTTCCTTTGCCAATAATCTGATGCGATCGTTATCACCTTCTTCTCTCAATCCCTTTGCACACGCATTTAATTCTTCCGTGTCCATCTGTCCAAATACTTTATACATCTATGTATCCTCCATCATTTTTCTAATTTCATCACTGTATGTATGCCGCCCTCTCTCTGTTTTGATCAGATGCCCTTGCATCTTTTTCCAGAGTATCTGCCAGCCCTCTGCTACAGGTTTCTCTTTTGCGGTCTTGAATCCATTCCCGGCCCATCCCGGTAAGAAAATATCGATAATGTTCACTACATAGGTATCTTCGCAGTGAATGTGGACCTCGCAGGACTGGTTTAAGCGGCTCAGAGCTTCTGTGATTGCTTTTACTTCTGTCTCATGCCGTGTGCCTTTTAGATGTCCGGTATCTTGGATTTTTCCAATTCCCCCGGACTTCTTGGCGCACGTACATACGAATCCGTATTTTCCCATGGTTTTACTATTGGAACTGGATTTTACAGCTGTGTAAATATCTACTCTAAACATGTTCTTTCATTGCCTCTTTGATATTCTGCAGTGTTTGGTTCGACTCTTTCATCTCCAGTGTTGCTCTCTTCACGGATCCAATCAGCAGTTCCGGAATAGTGGCTGGTAGAAGTTCTTCTCCATAGAGTTCTTCCATTAACTGGTTGTACTGTTCGTATTCTTTTTTTAACTCACTGCAGGCTCTCCGTAGTACAATCTGTTCTGCTCCTTTTTTGGTATTCAATATTTTATCGATCTGGTCTTGCCTTTTTGCTATCTCGCCATCGATCGCACACCAGATCAGTGCTGCTCTGTCCAGTATAATCTTATGTACGCCCGGATAGTATTCTCTCAAAGTTTCATTTAACTCTTCTGATACTTTCACAAGTTCAGTCAGCTTGTTTTCGCTTGCTCCATCTAATATCAACATCTTTTAGATCCTCCTATCCAATTTAATCATTGTGTAATACCGGTATTTGTATCCAGTGAATTTATTTGTTCCTTCATAGTAAGTATCTTTATCCAGGTAATAACCTTTCCTGTCTTTTACCTCACGCCACTGTACAAAGCGTTCTTCTTTTGGCTCCTTTAGAGGCATGTTCCGGGACGCATGGTAGCTTGTTTCTCTCAAGTGTTCACCATAGCGTTCGCACGTCTCTGGCGTTTTCGTGATGTATCCGGCCAGATCTTTGAAGTCGCCCGCCTCGTGCAAATGCTTAAAGGTCACGGCTCCGTGCTCCCAAGCGTCTTTTATTAATACGTCTGCATCCGCTATCCGGTTTATGACTATATGTACGTGCCATGCTCCTTTGATCCCTACTTCGATATTCGCCATCCACCGCATAGTTTGTCCGGCTTTTTTGTATTTCTCCCTTACCCGGCGCATTGCCTTCGACAGATCTTTCTTTGCTGTATCCATATCCGGTGGACGTTCATTCTTTTTATATGTCAGTAGGACCATGTAATCATTCTTCTTGAACCAGGTCTTTAACTTATGCCTTACTTTTCTTTCCCGGTTCCATTGATTCCGGTAACGGATCGCTTCTTCCGTTAACTTCCTCTTCTTTCCTCTTTTCTTTCCAGGTGCTCCATACTTGCCATCCAGATATTCATATACCTCTATGGAATTTTTGAATGTGTATATAATCCTCTTGTATCTCTTTACCATCCACCTGTATGTCCTATCTTTAATATTCTTAACAAGTGATAAAAGCGGGCGGAAATGCCCGTATTTCTTGACTTTTTCGCCCGCCGATGGTATTATAATTTTGACTTATATTTTCGGTAGGCGAAGAAGTCTTGAGGTACATCAT